GGGGAACCGGTAATATTACCACCCTTCTGGGTCCCTGTTCGAGAGGAGTATTGTTATGGATCGTACCCGTGAACAATGGACTGTTGTCCTCCCTCCAGATTGTAGTGCTGGCGATGCTTCCGGTGATGTAGTTACTACAACTACACTGCCTGGGAGCAGTAACCTCCACTCCAACCAGATAGAGGGCACCATTCGTTATTCGCGGATATCTGACGATACGTCATGCAATCACGATCACCACTCTTATAAAGAGTGTGAGCATTGGACCACAAAACCAGCTCTTATCCCGTTTGTTGAAAATCACTATCGTAGTGATGCTTCGCCAAGCGGTGATACAGATAAATGGTTTCGTTGGAAGAATGTGTGGATCTGTCCTTCTAATAATATTAGAATGGATGTACCCGCTGATCTTGATTGGTCTGATCTCGTCACAGATCTATATCGCCAACTCCGAGGAATGCTTCAAAGTAAGTTCCAAATTGGAGCTTTTCTTTGGGAATTGTCTCAGACTTACCAGATGGTAACCAATCCGTTTGGTCTCCTTAAAGAAGGATGGCGTATCTTCGGACATCAGAGCTGCTCAGCTCTTGCCCGTCGAGGCGCCAATCTTTGGCTTGAAGGCCGGTATGGTTGGCGACCTTTCTTTTATGACATCAGTTGTTTTGCTGATGCATGTCAGAAGGTCTACAAGTCGTTCCAGCGTCAAGTCCGGGAGGGCGAGGTGCCATTCTCATCAAGAAGAATGCACACCTACAGTCCAGCCGCTCCTCATGATTTAACCCTTGATGAGGCAACTTATTGGGCCGCTTTTGCGCGCTCGAATTATTTTAATTCGAGTACGGTGGGCGGGCCCTTAAGTTTCCCACGTCCTCAAACACTGAAGCAAGTATTGCATGCCGAGAGATTGGGGAATTTGATTCCCCATTACTCTGTGGCTAGCCGCTTTCTTCAAGCGTTTGGTGCCGATTGGGAAAGTCTCATGCCTACTTTGTGGGAAATTACACCATTCTCCTTTGTTGTCGATTGGTTTATCGGCATCAAAAGGTTAATGAATGTACCTGCAAATAGGCTCGCGTCCTTGGCTGGTGTCAGTAATTTGGGTTACTCCATATCTATGGAGGCACCCTTTGATGGTGCGTATCTTATGTGTGGTACGTATGCCCCTTTCGGGGGTTCGTATCGCTATTTGATATCTACCACTTCTGACAACCTCATCTTTGGTACGCCTGGTGTAATGAAATATTACCACAGGATACCTGGATGTCCGGACACGGTAGGGTTGAGTGGACAGGGTCTCGATTTGTTGAAGTTAACTGACATCGTTGCTCTTGTATTGCAGCGACGTTAAGTTATTAACCAGTTGGCTACTTCAACAGCCTGGTAGTCATTGACTACTATAATGCCGTGAGGCATCAAGTAGGAAGAAGGCGTTTATGCCATCTGCAACCTTAACCCCTTATAAGAATAACACTACACAGACTAGTTATAGTCTTGTAAGTTCTTCTGAAAAGGGAGCGTTATGGCTCGTTACAGGCAGGGCTTTATCGAAGCCCGCCTGGATCGAGGTCATTCGCAAGATCGGTCCGTCAAGTTCTTTGGCGAACGATCATTTGATTCTGCGAATCGGAGTTACAGAAGCCAATGCTTCAACTGGAAAGTTGAGTACTGGTTCTGTTACTGTCGATTTCAGCACCCCCAAGGATCAATCCGTGATTAGTTCAGCAACTATGCTGGACCAATCAGGAGTGATCGCTAGTCTTCTTAACGATAGCGTAGCTAATGCTGCGACTACCGTTACCAGGACTGCCTTAGTCGAAGGTCGCCTACCTTAATGGTAGACTCCTCTAATAATTAACCGAAAGGCTAACTATGAAGACTAAAGTTTGGGTCGGAATTATCATCATTATTCTAAGTGCCATTATTGGTTACTTAGAAAAGATTGATAATCCCGGAATCAGGTTGAAGGGGCATGTAACGGCAATGTGGAAACCTTTTGATAAAGGAGACCATAATGGCGTTGTATTCCACCTTCTTCGAGAGCATTCTTGCGGAGTTAAGTCCGTTACTCTCTCGAATTCTTTCAACAGATGTTTCCAAAGCGATTGCTTTAGATTTAGAATACGTTCTTAATAGAGCGTATTCTGAAGGTTACACGTTCTTAGTCACAAAGCTTTCCCAGCTGGGTAAAGCTTTCGAGACTTCGGCTGTAACCTGCAAACCTTTGGAAATACCGATGGGATTTAACATCCTCGGTAAATCTCGCTTACCTTCCTTGTTCAATTCGATCATAAAGATCGGTTGGACAATGGACGGTAGACCACGATTCACAGAAGATTACCAGAAATTTGGCAAAGAACTTGCATTTTGTATGCAAGCACTGCGTCAGTTGACGCTCGCCTTTTCAAAGGTGTCGGATGTGGATTGTATACAGAGTATTGAAGAATCAGAGAAATCCTTTGAAGAAAGGATCTCTAGAGACTTCAATTTATCTGTTTCTTCTAAAGTATTGAATAAGTCACGAAAGTTACTTAGTTCAATATTCTTAGAAGAGGAGAGACTCAAACCAGAACTAGCCCAATGGGAATCTATTCCTTTTGGGCGTCATGGTCCTGGTGCTGTTGCAAATCGAGAAAGTGGACGCGAGAAGTGGAACTTTCAACATGTTCCCGGAATAGATGACCAGATTTATTTCTGGAATTCTGTTCCGGATCTTGATGAAAGCACGAGAAATCGTGTGGCCAGATTAGCAGTTGTGCCCAAGGACTATAAGTCCAACAGGTGCATCTGCATTGAGCCTAAAGAATTGCAATTTGCCCAACAGGGCTTAATGCAAATTCTTTTTAGTCTCATATCTAACCACCCACTTGCGAGTAGTGAGATCGATTTTCACAATCAAATCCCTTCACAGTTATTGTGCAGGAATCTTGATATGTGTACTATTGATCTCAAGGATGCGAGTGATACTGTAAGTTTACAGCTCGCTCGTCTCCTACTTCCTCGTGAAGTCTTTCGCCTCTTAACGAAGTATCGCTCCAACTTAATTGAGTTGGGTGACGGTACTGTTGTGAGGAGTAAAATCTTCGCAACTATGGGAAGTGCTATTTGCTTTCCGATCGAAACCCTAATATTTTGGGCTATTGCCCGAAGTGTTGGGGAATTGAAAGGAGTTAGCACCTTCCATATTCGAGTCTTCGGTGACGATGTCATAGTTCCTCAATGGATCTATGGCGATGTCATAGAAGTCTTTGAGTCGTGTGGATTCATTATCAACCCATCAAAGACATGCGCCTGGCCTTCCTTAGTTAGGGAAAGCTGTGGCGCGTGGATGGTCAACGGTAATGAATGTAACGTTGTAAAGTTCAGCGTTACTGACCCTAAAACCGCAAGCGACTACCTTTCACTTTGGAACCAAGCTAATAATCTTGGCCTTTATTGGCACGGGTTATTAGATGGTACCAAGAACTGCCTTCGCCAATTCTGTAAAACTTGTGTCTCGCCAAGTGGTAAATTTGGCGACACCAGGTGGAGTAAGCAACTCCAAAGAATTGAACGTTGGATGCCCGTCCTTTCTAGGAGACGGGGATGTAGCTCCTTACCAGGTTATTCAAGCTTGTATGCTTGGATAGTTGGTAACGATACTAGGCCGTGTTCCTCGGGGATCCAAAAGGTCCAATGGAACTGGAGTGGTGATTAACTTCCACCACAGGGAGAG